CTAAGTACGTTCCTGGCTCTGCCACCTTCGGCGCACCAAACCCGGTCGGCGTCACCGGCAAGGTATACAACCCCGTGATCACCGCCGCCGCTCTGAATCAGGCAGATGGCACGTTCTTCCTGAACCTGGCGCTGCGGTCCTACGCCCGTGGCATCAGCCCTGATCACGGGTTCAACATCACTCCAAACGTCGTGCTCTGATCATGCTTCCCTCTGACCCTGGCTACATTCCCGCCGCCGACGATGAGCGGGTGCTGGCAATCCCCCTGTACCAGTGGTTGCTCGGCATGAACACAGACCCCTACGCCGCCCATTCGCGTGACGAGGGCCTGATTCAGGCGATCGAGGAATCGCTGCGCTGATCTGTCCGGCTAAGACCACCTCAGCAGACTGAGGTAGACAGCGCTCAGACCGTGACCTGCCCTCAACCATCGCCACCGCACCTGCCGCGATCAGTTGACGGCCACAGGCCTAGTTTTGTGATGACGGAGCACTAGGCCATGCACGAACCATACGACCCAGCCAATGGGGCTCACGAGCCTCGGCCACCCCAGGTGCTGGCCAGTTATCTGCTGCCGGTGCTAGCAACAATCACGGCGCTCAGTTTTATGGCGGCTGCCAGCGCCAGCATTGGCGTGTGGAAAGACGTGTCGGTTATGCGTGAATCGATGAGCACGCTGATCAAAAACAGTGACCTACAGCAAAAGCGCTATGAGGTCGTGAAGGAGGAGCTTCAGGAACACGAAGTACGCCTCACCAAAGGGGGTCTATGACCACGCATTCTCAACAGAAAGCCAGCCGCAGTGTGATTGCCAGCGTTTCACCTGTGATCGGCGCCGGCCTCACCATCGCCGGCTGGGTAGTGGTGGCCAATGTGAGCTGGCAGCTGGTGGCAGGCCTCACCCAAGCCATGCTGTGCGAGATGCGCAGCCGCCGACCGTTGGAGTGCCTGCCGGCCTGGTCGCAGATGGGAGAGATTGGCCGCCGATCCACCGACACCCTGCTGGCCCTGGTGGTGCACAGCCCCGCTGAATCAGCTGCTGCGGCCATGGGTGGGTTGGCCGGCAGTGTGCTGCTCAACCGCCGCCGCACGGAGGATGAAAGCGAACAGCCCCTCAGTGGCCCGATCGGCATCGTGCCGGATCCCGGGCAGGGCCATGCTGGAGATGGCGATGACCCTGAACCAGCATGATCGGCTTCCTGTTCAAACCCGTCCTTGGCTTGGTGCTCAGGCATCTCACCACCCTGCTATTGCAAGCCCTGGGGGCTGACCTGCGAAAGCAACTGCCGGAGGTGTTTGCCGTGATCGATGCCCAGATGCAGCGGGCGATCACGGCCGGCGCTGCTCAGGTGTCACTGCTGTTCTTTACGGCGGTGCAACGGGTGGTGCATCGCGATCCCTCGGCTGTGGAGCTGCGCATCCTCACCCTGCTGTTCGATCCGGCGGCCCTGGCGCGCCGTGAGCAATCCACACAGCCCACCAAGCCATGAACCCCGCCATGAACCCCTCCCTTCTGCGCTACGCCCTGTCCACCAAACTGGGCAACCCCCAGCATCAGGCCTTCTGGTCGGCGGTGGAGCTCATGCTCACCCCGGCGCAGCGGCAGCAGCTCGAAGAGGGTGGCCAGATCCGCAACAGCATCTGGCTGAAGCCCACACCACCTTCCGGACCTGTCGCTGCCCCGGCCTCTCCCGTCACCCCTGCCACCGTGATGAGCAGGGATCCCAGCCTCGAGAATCTCCAATCCTGGCTCACCTACCTCAGTAGCCCGCAGGTGCAGCAGGAATCACGCGGGCGCATCCGACCGTTGACGCCAGCCGAAGCATGCGGGTTCATCGGCTGCATCATCATCGAAACCGGACGGCCCAACCTTGACCGCCTCGATGTGGTTGAGGCAGGTTCTGGTGCAGGGCGTGGCGCGATGCAGTACACCGCGGTCAGGCGCATCGCCTACGACAAGGCACGCTCGACGGCCCTTGCCAGTGGCATCGATCCCAACTCCAACCGCTGGCAACAGCAGTATTTCGCTGAGGAGTACGCCGGTCTACACGACCCATCGCAGGGTTCGCTGATCGGCTGGACTCAAATTTTCGAGAACCGGCCGCCGAACATGACACCGGCACAGGCTGCTGAATACTGGACCGGATCAGCCGCCAGCCGCACCGGATACTTCCGCCCTGGCGTGCCGCACCTGGACCGCCGCCAGGCCGAGGCTCAGCGCGTGTGGGGGCTGGTGCAATCCGGGCGGCTGTTGGCCCCACAGCAACGGCCACCGCTCCAGCAGCAGGGCGTCTCGGTCCCTGCCGGGATGGTCGGGCCCAAAAAGCAGCCACCGCTGAAGCCCGGCGATCACCACCTCCTTGCCGATGATCGCCTAAAAACACTCACCGCCTACACCCACGACGGCAAACGCCTCTGGTCTGTGCCGTGTCTGTGCCGGGGCCAGGCGGGCGAATCGGAATGGACGGTAACCAACAGCGATACACCTCCAGGGCTGTACCTGGTGGGCCAGGTCTACCGCGACTATGAGCAGGACCCATCCGCAACGTTTAGCGCTGATCGCCGCGCCTATGGCTGGTATTCATTCGACCTGCTGGGCCAGGAAGGGCAGGAGGGCCCCGGAAGTCGCTACGGCAGGGACGGGATCATGATCCACGGCGGCGGCACGGCCTGCGGCTGGCCAGGGGCATGGGCACCACGGCAAGCGCTGCATTCCACCCTGGGCTGCATTCGCATGCACAATGTGGATCTCAGGGATCGAGTGCTTCCGTTGCTGGGAATGGGCCGCATCTGGGTGTCAGTGATGCAAGAGGCGGCGAGCTGATGCCCTTCGATCACCTGATCGACCAGACCGAGCTCCAGTACTCAGCCAGGCAGCACACCTGCACCAACTGGAACGCTCAGTAGGGCCAGACATCAGCCGGCCGCACGCCGCCACTGGGCACGAAGCGGCCACCGCCTCTGCGATCCAGGTGGATGAAGCCCCGGTTGCGGCCGTCGCCAAAGCCACCGGTCCACCGGCCGATCAGGAAGCTGTAGAGGGCCTGCAGGGGCAAGCCGATCGGGTAGATGTCAATGGCCAGGCCTGAGACGTGGAAGCTGTTGCGCACCCCGCCCACCTCGCGGTTGATCGGCTCTGGCCGGTAGAAGCTGGTGACGCCCAGCGGCCGGCCCCAGGCCATGCGAACGGATTGAAACTCGCGGGCGGTCTCCAGGATGCGCGGCACCACGGCGCTCTGGGCCGATGGCCGGCGCCGGGGGTCAAACTGCAGCACCTCCCCCACCGTGAGGGTCGGGGTGATGAAGGCGTCGAAGTTACTCCAGTCGATCACGCCAGGCTGAACGATCACCGCCGGCGCTGGCGGGGCCGCTGGGGCCGCCCCCTGCAGGCGCCGGAAGTGCGGCATGTAGACGTGCCACTGGCCGGCGCTGGAGCCAAGCTCCACCAGCTCGTGGGAGTTGCGCGGAATCTCGCTGGTGGCCACCACGGGCAGCTGCTTGCCGGCCGGCACCAGCACCTTCTGATCCTCGGGCAGCTCTGCCGCCGGGTCGACGGACTTCTTCAGCCAGGTGTCCCGCACCGCCTGAAGCGTGAAGATCAAAGGCTTCTGCGTGGCCGCGGCTGGCTTGCTGTCAACGCCTTGGGGGCTGGCCTGCCCCGCCGTGTTGCTGCCCTTGGTCATGGTGGATCAGGTCTGTTCTGATGCCAGTCTGGGAGCGAGGGAATGCCCTGGCCAAACCATCAGGCCGGCCTCATCGATGGCGGTGCAGGCCTCCCACCACTGGCGGTCGCAATAGGCCTCCCAGTGGTCTTGGCAGAGCTGTCCTGTGGGGCCCGGGCCCGGCCAGTTGTCGTGGGCTTGCTGACAGCCTGGCTCGCAGCAGAGGGCAATGCTCATGGCTGGGGCACTAGGAGTTGCATGTGGAGCACAACCTTCTCAAGCAGCCACTGGGGCACCTTTGGCGAGCTTGGCACCCAGCGTTTGCAGTCCCATCCCAAGGGCGTCCAGCGGGCGTTCTGATCGAGCAAGGTTCTGTTCTTGCCGAGCTTGCGAAAGCGCACCACCATGGGGTCGGTGACTCCCGCCGGCTGGCGCTCAACCTGCCATTCCGGCTCGTCAGTGCGATAGATGAGCTCGGTAGCCATCAAGCCATCACCAAGCCATCACTCCGCTGGGCAGGGGCCGGCTGTAGTCGTACCGCCACCACCGCACCGCTTTGCGGTCTGCGTCGTTGAAAAAGTTTTCGCGGCAGGCAATGGGCCAGCCGGTTTTGTCAAAGAAAACCACTGCTTGTTCAATCATGCCGTGGTCGATGTAGATGTGCTGTTTCTTGCACCAGCCGCTGCAGGGCAGCGAATCCACCATCACTGGAATGGGCAGCGTAGTGTGCTGATTTGTGATCTGCAGCTCGTATTCATCCACAATGATCTGCAACGAACTAGGCGGGAAGTAGCGACCAGCAACAGGGATGGTCATTCCCGGCAGCGGCGCATGCAACACAAAGTCGCCGTCATTGACGTGCAGCTCCTTGAGGTTGTCCTCCTGTTGGATGTAACCGCCCCATGGCGTGAGCAGGATTCCCCGAGCGTTATGGACCAGGCGCAGTTGCCTGCCGCCGTAGTTGCCCAAGTGCTGCACGGAGATCCACTCGATCCCGTTGTGCTCCATCCCGGCGACGGCGCCGGCCTGGAGGCTGGGGTGAAGATCCGAGTCGAGGATCATCCATGGCATCAGGCAGTGCCCCGCAGGGCGCAGGTTCACCCCCCCCAGCTGGAGCACCTGGCGCGTTTCGGCTGAGTAGAAAATCTCTGCGGTGGGTGATGAGATCGGCGATGAGCTGGAGCCAGAAGGGGGTGCGATCGAAGATGTGAGCATCGGAAAGGGGGATGAGTACCCAGCCGGAAAGCTGGGCGAGAGTGGTTTTCGTGATGTCGCGCGTGATGCCGCTGCCGGTGGAGTGGCCGCCGGGGCGCCACAGGCCGCCATTGATCTCGACCGCGACCATGGCATCAGGCCAGGCAAAGTCCGCCCGGAAGGCGGGCGGTAGACCCGATCGCAGGCCCTCTTGCTTCTGAAACACCGCCCAGTCGGTCCACACTGGCAAGGTGTGTTCCCTGACGAAGGGAAGGCCTGGGAAGGAAACCAACCATTGGTTGGCAAAGCTCTCTTCCAGATGGCTGGGCATCGTCGTGGCAGCGGATGGGATGGGGACGAACCCAGGTCATGACGGCCTTGGTGAATGGATCCGGCGCCCGGTGACTGTTGCAAAGGGCTATCACCCGCAACACCGAATCCATGGAGGAGGGTTCGGTCTGCTGGAGCTCGTTGTGGCAGGCGCCAAGGGCGGCCTCGATGAGCCAGATCAGGGCCTTGAAGTCGTCGGAGAGCAGATGGTCAGGCCGGCAGGGCTGAAAATGCTGCTGGTCGTAGCCACGCTGCAGGTGGAGGCTGCCATCGGCAAACAAGGCGAACCCGGTGATGGTTTGGTCGTTGGGGGAGTCCATGGCTGCAATGCAGTGGGGAAAGTGGTGATGCAGATCAGGCGCCGGTGTTATTGCGATCGGCGGCAATGGCGGCACCAGCTCGCGGGCGCATGGGGATCACCGCCAGATCCAGCTCGCCTTGGGTGGGATTGTTGCGGCTAAGGCCACGCTGGCTTTCGTTGTAGAACCAGATGCTCGAATCCCTGATCGGTTTGGGTGGCTTGACCAGGACGTCGTCTTTGACCACCAGACGGTTTTCGTGCCCCAGGGGGCTCACGGTGATTTTCAAGGTGATGGTGCCAGTGCCGCCGGTGGCCAGCACTGCCTTGCTCACCTGGGCTATGGCCTGTGACAGCTCGGTGTGGGTCTTGCCATCCCGCTGGGAGAAAAGAAACTGCCCAAAGGGTGAAGCTTCAAAATCGTCTTCGCTGTCGATGGTTTCTGGATCGCTAGTCATGTGGTTGTAAGGGGATGGATAAAAAGGGGGTGGACATGAAAAGCAAGGCGTCAGACCTTGCCGTAGAACACAGGCATCTCCAACTGCTCGGCCACCTGGTCGACCACTGCCTTGAAGGTGTGCTCAAGTGCCATTTCTGGATCGAGCAGCAGCACCGAAAGGCGCACCGAACCATCCACGATCCGGTAGCGCAGGCGGGCCCGCACCTCATAGGGTTTGTCGTACTTGAAGATCGGCAGGGCCAGGCGCAGTTCCTCGGGGATGGTGATGTCAGCGCGCTCTCCGGCGGTGGCCTCGATCTTCTCCTCGTGCTTCAGCTTGATGGCGCCACTCGAAAGGCGAACAGCACTGGCAAAATCAACGGTTTTTTTTGCCTGGAAGGTCTGGGCGATTTCCAGGATGGTGGCAGCTGATGGAGTAGCAAAAGAATCGAGGTTGAGCTCGCAAAACTCGGCAAAGTCCTGCTGCGAGATGTACTGGCCACTGTTACTCATCCAGCGTTGCCACTCGGAGCTGGTTTGGAGCTTCAGATCCGTGTACACGTCACCCCATTGGTAATCTAGAGCGTCAAAAATCACCCGTATGGTCTTTGTGCTTTCATCGGCAATGCACAACACATCACCATCGCGAGCAGAGTCTGTGCCCATAACGTTTTTCACATAGGCAACAAAGCTTTCAATTTTGTGGAAGGCATAACGCGATAGAGGGCGAGACCGCAGCTGCCCGGCAGCCTGAAGAATTGACTCAGTGGTGAGATCAATCGTCTTGAATCCATCAGAAGTGCGGATCGCGTAGATCTTGCCAGGATCAAGACATACCGGCTCTACACCAAGCAGGGTCTGCTGGTGCACTGCGTCGGCTTCAGTGCGAATACTCGTGGGAGCATCGAAAGAATGAGCTTCAAAATCAACCATGATCAATCAGGAATAATGAAGTGGGAATTGATTGCTGGGCAATATGCTGCTGATGACCTTGATGTGGGCCTGATGGCCCATGACCTGGAGCGAACCCACATCCCGCGGCGGGGCCCGTGTCTGGGGAGAGGCTGGGTTTGACCCCACCGAGTCGTCCGCTCAGTGGCCGGCATCCCCTGGGAGGCCATCACACACGTCTCATGTGCTGCAGCATCAGCACAGAACCCTATGGGCTGCGTGCTGACACCCTGCGGCCGTAGTGGTTCATTGCCCAGCACCTCCGGAGGTGCTGACCGACTGTTTGGCGGCGAGCAGCTTCTCCTCGATCTCAGCAAATCGCTGCGGGGTGATGGCGGGATCCATGAGCTCCTGCTCAAGCGCGTCGCGCTCTTCCTTGCTCAGCCAGCCGGGTGGGGGCCCCTGGCGCGTAACGGGCGCTGGCCGAGTGGTGAAAGCTGTGTTGCGCTGATCTCGTTCTGGGTCTGCAACACGGCGCGGTGGGTTTGCAATCGGTCGCTCCCCAACGGTGCGAGCCGGTGCTGCTGACCGTGGTGCTGCCCGGGTGGCAGCTGAGGTTTCATTGCTCGAGTTGAAATCGTCGTCGCGCTCAGCGGCCAGGCCGATGGCCATCTGCAGCGCCAGGCGCCGGCAGGTTGTGAGGCCACTGGCATGTGCCTGCCCCGGGCGGTCGCTATCGGCCGTGAACAGTGGAACTGGGCCCGTGCTGGTTGCCCCTCCGCTGGAGTGCACCAGGTAGCCGGTCACGATGGGATGGCCGTTGTCGTCAAACTCCTGCCTGGTGAAAGCAGAGAGACCAAACGGCGCTGCAGTCTGAGCCGTGGCGATCACGCCAGCCAGATCGGCATAGCCGTAGGACACCAACTGGCCTTTCTTTGTTGTGTACTCGGCCTGGCGGTTCTCTACCAGCTTGGGATTGGTGGCATGCCAGGCCGCGTAGGCGGTGAACAGCTCAAGCATCTGCTGGGTGCTGGGCTGATAGCCCAGAAACCCCACCAGCCGGCGGCCCGGGTCATCCGTAATCTTGCCTTGAGAGTCCAGACCTTTGCACAGCTCAGCACGGAGACCAGCAAAGGCCTCGCGCACCGCCTCGTGCTTGACGGCCGTGTGTTCTTCCAGCGCGGCAAGACGATCGGCAATGTCAAGAACCGTCTGGGTGAGCGGATCAGCCGGTGCAGGCGCTTCCTGCGCCGGCTCCGCTGGCGGGCCAGAAGGCGGGAGAGCGTCCATCAGGTGCGTTGCTCTGGTTGAGGTGGGGAGCTGCCTGGCTACGCTCGGCCAAGCACGAGCGAAACCTAGCACCTATGTCCTACTCGTGATGAACCGATCTGGTAATGACCACGGCCCAGTTCCAGTTCCAGACGCACCGCCACTGGTGACCCTGGCCAGACTTGGAAGCGAACTACGTGTCACAGTTCTTCACGCTGCAGCAGCGGATCTGCTTTGGCAGAACCGCCAGCAGCTTCTCCAGATCCACGGCTGCATCAGCCTGCGACTGATCATGCTGTCCCCTGCCCAGGCGAATTGCTCCACCAAGGAACTCCAGTGCCAGCCTGTGTGGTCCGAACGTCAGTTCAGCTGGCGCCGCCGCTGATCTACTGCACCACCGCTGGGATCACCACGGATGCCGCGGCCGGTTCGTCTGCATCCTGCTGGTCTGCAGCCTGTTTCGCGCGCATGTCGACTGTGTGCTGGAGCCGTTGGAGGAGCACATGGGCTGCAACTCGCTCATTCTCCTCCTGCTTGGCGTCCCATTGAGCCAGGCCCTGGAGGACCTTCTGCAGCCGCTTCAGCCGCTCTGGGTCGTCGCTGGGGTAGAGCTCCGCAATGGTGGCCCAGTCGTCGATGATGTCCAGCCCGGCGGCCGCGGCCGCGGCCCTCAGCTGGCGGGCCGGCACAGTGGCGACATCGGCAGGGGCCGCTGGTTGATCGGGCCATGGCGGCGGCTCGAGGCGACTACCAGCGATCGAGAGAAACTCTTCAGGGCCCAGGGGGCCTTCGCTGTCGCGGATCACCGTGGACCCCATCACCAGCTCAGACAAGCGCTGTTCAGCTGGCGGCTGTGCTTTGCCGGCCTGCACCCGGGCAATCCACTCGTTCAGCCGGCCCATCTCCAGCAGAAAAGAGACCGTGATCGAAGATTTCTGATTGCGGAAGAAGAGGTTTAGGCCGGAAGCATGCAACCGGCTGGTGAGGCCTCGATCAATCCAGCCCGCAGCGCCTTCGGCCGGCTCGGTCAACGGGTTGCCAACGGCCTCCCAGGAGTGGCCCCGATGGTTCACCAGGTCACCGGGTTGAAGCGGCATGCCGGCAATCCAATCGGGCACCGGCACCTTCGCGTTCGCCAGCAGCGACAGTTCCGCCAGGCGGGACATTACCGCGAGGCTCCAGCCGTTGCGCTTCTGCCACTGCTGAAGCAGCTGGCGCAACCGCTCACGACCATCGACCTCTGCCGTGAGCCAACCCAGCTGCTCGGATCCCGTCAGCAACTGAGACTCCACCGGGAGGTTGCTCTGGCTTTGCTTCTTGGCCATGGCGATCCGAGGAGGCGGAGACAGAGAACGAGCCGATCTGGTCTCGAACACACGTCTTAGCGACGGGAAACGAGCATTTTCAAACTCGAACACGTTTTAGCAGCTCTCACCACTCCTAACCTTGCCCAGAATGAGACAGCCGTACAGGTGCTCTGTCGCTGGCCCAGGTCACGGGCGGCGGCAGATTGGTAACGGCCCCAGGTGGCGACATCCCGAACCGGCTATGGTTGAAGCTCAGTGGCCGGTTCCCCGAACGCAACAAAGGCTCCGCCAAATCGGCGGAGCCCATGTTGCCCTCTCGGGCTGCGGCCACCAGTCACGCTCCCCAGCGAATCTGATGGCCGCACCGCGGTCATTCTACGGCATCAACCGCACTTTGCAGGCATAGGGGAGTGGACTCAACCACACCAGATCTTGCCATGCCACGCGATCTTTCCAATGCTGAACTATACCGCCCTCGTTTCGCTCAGATACCGCTGGAATTACTGAGCAGCTGTGCAGAAATAGGACGAAGAAGGCTGATCTTTGTATATGCCTGGCTCTGGTTTTACGCTGGACAGGGTGATAACGCATTCCCGTCTGTGCCGCGCCTTGCGTTGGAGTGTGGGATGAAAGAACGCGACATTCGCGCAGCGGTTTCCACCCTTTTGGCAGAGGGATGGATCGTCCTGGCGGGCACCGGTCCTCGTGGCACCAATGTCTACCGGGTGCGGATGGAGACCAAGCGTAAAAGGCAACGGCCGAAATCCGTTGCAGCAGAACGGAAGACGACAGCACCCCTCCCCCCAGGGGGGAGGCCCCCCAGGGGGACCACCCCTTCCCCCCAGGGGGAGTCCCCTTCAGGGGCACCACTCCCCCCAGGGGGGACTCCCCCCCAGGGGGACCCAATCAATAAACCCTTAAACACAGAAGAAGAAATCTTAGAAGAGTTAACTACTTCTTCAAAGATAAATATGTCCCAACGAGTCGTAACCGACTCCTCTTCCGCACCCCAGGTCACAACCGCTGACGCGCTTGTGACAGATCGCCAGATCGTGGTAACCTCAAACCAGAACGCCGCTCCCCAGCGACATGCCGACCTGGCCTGCAGTGACCGCTGTTCCCCTGCCGACGAGCAGCCCTCAGCCATCGCCTCAGCCGCTGCTCAGGACAGCGCCCTGCCTGATTGCGCCAAGCCCCACCGCCAGCTGCTGGTGGAGTGGTGGCACCGCCGGCGCGAGAAGCACCCAGCCGCGCCCAAAGAGCTCAGTGCCGGCGATCGATCTGCCATCCTCCATGCCCATGCCCTGGGGGTGCTGCAGCCTTTCCTCGAGCACGCCGCGGCCAGCGGCTGCAAATCGCTCCACACCGGCTACCGCCGCCGTTGTGAGCAGCTCCGCGCCGGCCCTGCAGCCTCTGCCGCGTTCGAGCAGCTCAGCGCCGCCTACCTGTGCAGCCCCCGCCGCGCCACCTGCCAGTCTCTCCCCGCTGCCCAGCGTGAGCTTGCTGTTGTCCTCGCCGAGGGCCACACCATCGACCACCTGGTGGTTGCGCACGCTGCTGAGCTTCGAGCCCAAGACCAGCAGCTTGCCACCACTGGTTTTGCTCCCTGTTTTCCCGATCTGGCCCGCTGGCTGAAAGAGCGGCGGTTTGTGGCCTACCTGCCCCAAAACCAGCCCGTTGCTGCCGTGGCCGCGGCCACCTTCGTTGCTCCCATTGATCCCGAAACCAACGCCCCCGACCCGTTCGCCTACCACCGTCACGTCACCGGCCAATGATCTCTTCCATCACGCCATCACCGGCCGCCGTTTTCGACCTTGCCCCCCACAAGCGGCGCCCACCCGCTGGCCCGGCTTTTGTGTTGCCGAGCTACACCTGCTTCGCCTGTTTCGACACCGGCATCGTGGGCAACTACGACCGGGCCATCAACGACCACCTGAGCGACTACGACGTGTTGCCCACCGGTGAGTGGATGGCAGGCTCTGATCCGGCCGTGATCTGCTGCTGCCACGCGGCCTACTCCGGAACCGGCCGTGGCGGTGGCTTTCGAGATTCATCCGGCCCTCTCAGGGTCGAATCCGCCATGGGCCCTCGCCTGATCGGCATCGAGCTGCCCCAGGAGGTGATTGCCGCCATTCACCGCAACCGTCGACAGCTCGCCTACGCCGCGGTGCAGGCCACCGCAGAACAGGCCCGGCAGCTGCAGGCATCCCGAGAGGCCATCGGCAACCTGTTGCCTTCCATGGGTGCGGAGAAGATCTGATGGCCGTTGCCCTGAAACGCGAGCATCCGCCCCTCGGCGCCATGGTCCTGATCACTGATCGCGGTGCCACGCAGAGCTACGTGGTGCCAGTGGAGAGATACCTGGGCCGCTACTTCTACGCCGGTGAGCACCGGTTCCATGTGGCTGACGATCTTGCCGTTGGCCATTTCAGGGACACGAACCGCCGGCTATGGCGCACGACTGCGGCATTCGTGGTGGAGCTGCCACCCGAAGAAGCCGAGCATCTGCTTGCCCTTGCAGCGGCCGCGGCACCCGTGGTCCTGCTCAATCCCAAGGAAACAGAGGCCCAGGCCAGCAGTGCACCGCTACCACCAGTCGCCGTTGCCCCGTCCTGGCTGGCACTGCCCGAACCCGTGGGCCCTGTTGAGCCCACAGAGCACTGGTGATCATGCTGATCTTCTGTAGGACCAATGATGTGCGCAGCGGCGGCCTGAGCTGGCGCATCCCACTCCCCTGCGGCTGGGAGATGCGCTGGCAGAAATTCGGCTGCTCAATCACCGCCATGCCGCCCCATCTGCGGGGAAAGTCATGGTGACCTCCCTCTCCCTCCCCGAACCGCTCACCTGGTTCTCCACTCCCGAAGGCCAGGCTCTGCTCCCCCTCCCGGATGGCGGCTTCGTAAGCCCGAACGGGGAAGAGCTTCTCTCGGCTCACCAGATCCTTGATCGCATCTATCCCCACGACCAGAGGCACACCATCTCTGCGCAGGATCCCGTGGTGGTGCGGGCCTGCACCATCTACGCCAACAGCCTCCACAACCCGGCCGCGGCCACCAGGGGCCCCTGGGCGCCCAGCGTGGCTCCGTTCACTTCGGCTCTGCCCACGATCGAGCCATTGATCGCCCATCCCTTTTGGCAGCGCCTCGAGGTGCTTGCTGCGCCATTGCCCCTGCGGCATTGGCGCCTGCCCGTGGCCACATCTGCCGACCTGCTGGTGCGGTTCAGAGATGGCAGCGACATCGGCATTGGCATGGTGCAGGCCGGCTCACCGGATCAGCTCAACCCCCAGCGTGTGGCGGCTGAGCTGGGAGCAGCCCTGGCGCTGCTGATCGACACCCACAGCTGGTGGCCGCAGCGTGCGTTCGTGCTCTTCTGCAGCCCCGGCCACACCGCCGTGGAGCTCATCGATGTCGATGTTGCCGTTGGCAGCTGGGTAGATGCGCTCGATCTCTACCGCTTCATGTCCCGATCTTTTCAGTGGGAGAAATCCTTATGAACGCTTACATGACCTACTCGCCCCTGTTTTCCGAGTTGGCCCGCCTGGCCACTGATCGAGCGCACCTTGCTGGTGCCCAGGTCCAGGAGCTCCGGCACCAGCTGGAGGCCCTCCCTGCTGGCCACCAGGCCGGCCATGCCCTGAAACATGCCGCAGCGACCGCCTGGCGCCGTTACTGGCGCGAGATGGCCACGGTTGTCCGGCTGATGGGCTTCCCGTGCCCCCTGTGCGACCAGCTGGGAGGTGAAGCGTGAGCCATCTGCAGGATCGCCCGGACGACTGGGCCACGGCCAGCCAGGAGGAGACCATCCAGGCCCTGTTTCAGGCGCCACGGTTCATCAATCCCTTCTGGATGGCATTCCTGCGGCGCGAGCGCCCGGGGGTGCTGGCCAAGCAGCTGAGGCTGCACGCTGCCGGTGGCGGCCACCTGGGCCAGCCGGCCCGCCGCTTTCTCGCGGACCGGGGGCTATGAGCAGCTTCGACCTGTTGGCGCACCTCCACGGACAGGCCGCCTTCAGCCAGCTCACGTTCGGCCCTGGTGACCGGACCCGTGGCGTCTGCAATCACCTACGCAAAGAGCTCCAGGAGGTCGAGGCCGCGGCCGACCAGGGGCAGCCAACCCTGCCCGAGTGGATCGACGTGATCATCCTGGGCTTCGACGGCGCCCTGCGCAGCGGTGCCACACCAGAACAGGTGATCGCCGCCCTGCTGGCCAAGCAGCGCACCAACGAGAGCCGCACATGGCCGGATTGGCGCACGGCCGATCCGAACAAGGCGATTGAGCACGACCGGCAGCGAGAGATCGCACTGCTGCAAGCCGACGACCTGATGGACGTAGCGAAGGATCTCGATCGCAAGGGAACAGCGTCATGAGCAGCAGCACCGACCGCTTCCCCCTGGCCCAGGCCGAGGCCATCGCCGTGGGGGTGATGGAGCAGCTCGACCCGCACTGCGAGGTGATCAGCCTCGCCGGCAGCATCCGACGGCAGCGGCCCACGATCGGCGACATCGAGATCGTGTGTGTCCCCAAGCCCTACGACGCCTCACTGCTGTTCTGCAGCGGCATTGCCACGGTGGTGAACCAGTGGGAGAAGGTGCGTGGGGAGCTGCCCTGCAAATACACGCAGCGGATCCTCCCCGAGGGGGTCCGGCTTGATCTGTTCATGGTCCATCCCGACGGCTACGGCCTGCAGCGGGCGATCCGCACCGGCTCAGCTGACTGGTGCCACCAGGTGCTGGCCCGGGCCTGGGTGCGGGCTGGCTACCACTCCGAAGGCGGCCTGCTGCGCCGCGCCGATGGGTCGGTGGTGCCAGTGCGCACCGAGCCAGAGCTGTTTCGCCTGATCGGCCTGGGTTGGGTGGACCCTCGTGACCGGGAGGTGGCCTGACCTCCTCCCCAGCGACCGCATCCACAACCCCACCCCCCGATGATCACCCTCACGACCCCCACCCAGCAGGCCATGGCCCGCATTGCCACCGCGCCCGCCACCAGCGATCAGGCCCGCCCCACGCCGACAGCATCCACCCGTTTATCCCTGGCCGCCTGCCCCATGCCGGGCCGGTGCCCTGAGCCGTGCGACAGCTGCACCGCCGTCGCCCGCACCGCCTTGGCCCAGCAGGCCATGGCCCGCATTGCCACCGCGCCCGCCACCAGCGATCAGACCCGGCCCACGCCAACACCATCATGATGGTCAACATTTCCCCCGCCTCTGTTGCGGACTTAGCACTAGCAATAGTGCTGATTTGGTCTATTCTCAAAGTGAAGCGATGACTAAACGAACTGATTGGCGCAAGACATGCGCCGAGCTAATTGAAAATGTCCGCTATCTGATTGATTGCGTTGATCGTGACTGTTTCGATCCCGTCGCCCTGATGGAGTGCCGCGAGCACCTATCCCAGACCCGCACCGCCCTGGCCCAGTCTGAGCCTGAGGTGGTGGGGTTGAGTGATGATGCGATCGAAGCCGATTTTCGCAGCTGGTACAACGAACGCTATTACCGTTCGTACTTCGGCGGAATAGCGCTTGTGGAGTGCATCGAGTGGACCCGCTACGCCCTCACCCGCTACGCCACCCCCCAGCCCGAGCCGGAGGGGCCGAGCGTTGAGACGATGGCACAGATCGTCTACGAAAATGCCATGCTCGCAACTGCGCCTGAACACGCCAGGCCGCACTGGCCGAGCTGGAGTGATCTGCCCAACTCAGACGCTCGCATCCACTCGTTGAACACAGCTGAAATCATCCTCACCCGCTACGCCCGCCCCACCATCGAGCCTGGGGTGGCGGCGGAGCGGTTTGAGTTCTCGGTATTCAACAGTGAATACGAAGAACAGGCCGGCGGAAACGCTCCCACCTACGCCCAAGCACTGAGCGAAGGCCAGCACTATTTGTCCCAGTATTCACAGGACGGTCCACATTCTCTAGAGATTCGGCGTGTCGAAGTGCTCCCCCACAACGCCCTGCCGGTGCCCTGGCACGGCATGAGCTGATGCTGCGCAAGATGGACGGTCAGTTATGACCTACGGCAGCCCTTGGAGCAGCGCCGAGCTGATGCAGCTGGAGGCGATGGCAGGCGACATGCCGGCGGACATGGTGGCCACAACCTTCAAACGGTGGGCCACCGTGAATGGGTATCCGAATCGGTCGCGGGGAGCGATCGAAAGCACGGTGTATCGCTATGGGATGAGCCTGAAGGCCTCCGGCCGTTGGCTCACCCTGGGGAGGATTGCAACGGCCCTGGACGTGCGGATCGACTCGCCAGAGCACTGGGTGCGCCGCGGGCTTCTGAAGGCCCGGCACAAGAGCCCCGGGCGGAAGGGTTTCCGTTACGTGCAGCGCAAAGACCTGCTGGCGTTTGCCAGGAAGAACCCGCGACTGCTGGGGGGGATCCCTGCAGAGCGGCTGGCGCTGCTCCTCGAGGACCAGGAGCTGGCCAAGACGATCGCGATCGCCAATCCCCGCCGGCCGTGGCACCGGAAGACGGTGCGGTGCGTGGAGACCGGGCAGGTCTACCCGACCACCAGGGCGGCGGCGGCGGCAGCATGGGTGGCACGCCAGGCGATCACCTACGCGCTCCGCACCGGCGGAACGGCTGGGGGGTATCACTGGCAAGAGGTGGCGGCGTGACGCAGCCCAGCAACCTTGACCGGTGCCCCGGCTGGGGCGACGGCCCTGACGACTGGCTCAATGAGTGCGAGGACTGCCAGCGGCGGACCGCACCGCCTGATCATCAGGCCATCGTGCCCACGTCGCGCTTTGCGCTGCGCAACCGCAACGGCACCTTGCCGCCGGCAATCGTGGTGTTGTGGTGCGAGGCCTATGTGCCGCCCGAACGGCCTGAGGATCAGCGGCTCCGCGAGCTGGCCAGACAAGCCGGGCTGGTGACATGAGCACCCACCCGCCTTGTCCACCCGCCGATCGCATCCGTCTAGGTGACGTGTGGAGCGACATTCAATGCCGCCTGCATCGTGCAGAGGTCTGTGAAATGCAAGGCCTGATGCTGATGGTGCCCATCGACCACAAGCTGAAGCCGGTGGCCATTGATCAGGCACGGCCCTATCCATGGAAGCGCATAACATGGGGTGGGCAATGAAACGAAGCCTCAAAATTCTCGATGAGCAGGATGGCTGAACGCCAACGGATGAACGGGCGGCCGCCAGAGGGGCTGATCAACGAGGTCCTCGTTGCCATTCATCAGCAGTGGATCGACAAACCGCCGGCCGAAAAGGACGACCTGCAGCCGCTCGCCATCCCAGACGACCTTCCGGCAGAAGAAGGCGGTCACCATCCGCCACTGGTGTGAACTGGCACCTTCCCACGCCCCCCAGCTGCTGAACGTCTCGCCCCAGTTGTGTCGATCGAGGTAGGGCGGATCTCCCAGCTCATCCTCCGCCAGCTGCACCTGGGCCGCCCGCGCCAAAATTGCCAGGCGCGGTAAGCCAGCCTCATGCAACTGCTGGGCCATCGCCTGGAACTGCTCCAGCTGCTCCAGCCACCGCTGCTCGCGCTCCCGTTGAAACCCCGTGCGGTGCTCACACAGCCGCGCCATCTCCGGCAGCCGCCGCTGCAGAGCCTCGAACACAGCCCGTTTGATGGCCGCGGCTGATACCCACTCCCGGCGGCCAGCGGTGCGGCAGCGAGTGCAGGCCCAGCGGTGCGGGCGGCCACAGACATCCCTCTGATCCGGCGGCTTCAGCAGGCCGCGGCATTTGCTGCAGACCACCAAACCGTCAAACAGCCGAGGTGAGCATTGCCGGTAGTTCGCTTGTATCAATCGCTCTGCCTGGGCCCGCTCGATCGGATCGCACAGATGTGAGCCCGTTCGATACCACCAGTGACGCAGACCCATCAACGACAGACCGCTGATTCTTGCCGCCTCTGACCACTGAAAGCCTGTCTGCAACAGGATTTTTAGCCTGTCAGAAGACAACTGGCACACAGGCTCGCAGGAATGGAAACGCACCCCTATTCAGCGGTTTATGCCGTGACAACTACGTTCTCACCCGGTTACGTTACCCATCAGCCTGTATTTGGGTAACCATGCCTCCCCGCCGCCGTCCCAACATGGCCCCGGTGACCATGCCGACCGAGACCACGCTGGAGGCCCTGATTCAGGACCCCAAGAATGCCCGGCGCCGCACCCAGCGCAGCACGGCGATGATCGAGCGCTCGCTCCAGGAGTTTGGCGCCGCACGGAGTCTGGTGATCGATGAGGCTGGCAGGATCCTCGCCGGCAACGGCACCGCCGAGGCCGCCGCCGCCATCGGTATCGAAAAGGTGCTGGTGGTGCCCGCCGATGGCCGCACGCTGGTGGCGGTGCAGCGCACCGACCTCTCCCCCTCCCAGAAGGCGGAGTATGGCGTTGCCGACAACCGCGCCAGCGACCTGAGCGAGTTCGATGGCGCTGCCCTGGCGAACCTGCTGGAGGAGCACGCCGATCTCGACATGAGCCCTTGGTTCACGGATGAGGAATGGCGGCAGCAGGTGGAGGGGATTGACGAGCCACCGCCACCTCCGGAACCCGACCCGACCGATCCAGGCCCCGGCGGGCTGACGGTGCAGCTCACCTTCCCCGACCAGCAGGCCCTCACCGATTTTCAGGCCCTGATGGGCCGGCTGGCCGCGGCCCTGCCGGAGGAGGAGACCACCGAGGCCCGCATCACTCGGGCAGTGGAGGCCTTGCTGGCCCAGCGGGGCCGTTGACGGTGATGGCCAAAGGCCGGCCGCTCACCCGTTACCACCATTGCCGGATGTTGGACCTGCACCGGCAAGGCGTGCCCGTGAAGGCGATCGCCGCGGCCGTGGGTTGCTCTCATCAGGCCGTCTACCAGCTGCTGGCTGATGCGCGGATCAACGGCGGCTGGGTGAGGCAACGGCGTGCGTTGGTGAACAACCTCCAGGCCGGTGGAGATGGCCTGGTGCCGCCTGCAGTGCCCCTGCCGGTGCAGATGGTGGTGAACCGCTACCTGGCCGATGCGAGCATCAAGTCGATCGCAACCTGCTACGGGGTGTCGCCGCAGCGGATCCGAAAGTTGCTGGTGGAGGCTGGCGTGACGATCCGTGCCCGGCGGCATCGAGTGCCTGTGGCCCTGAGGCGATGGACGGCGGAAGAGGGCGCCCGGGCCCTGCGTCTGCGCGCCGAGGGCCGCGACATGGCCACCATCGGCCTGATGCTGAATCGCAGCACCTGGGCGGTGAGGAGCTGGCTGAAGGAGCACGCTCGCCGCTGCGAAGCGAATCACATCTCTGCGGGAGTTGTTGAGCATGAGGCGCCTACGTTTTGAGCAGGAGGCACACCGGCGTGAGCAGCGAAAAGGCCGGCGCCAATCCCAAGCCCCGGAAACCCAAGGCCAAGCCGAAAACCAAGGACCGCAGCATCTCTAAGGCCGCTGAACGCAACTACCGGGTGCATGCCCTGCTGGGCCTGGCTGTGAAGGAGGGCTACGGGGCTCACGATCTGATGACCGTGGCAACCAAGGGCTTCAAGGTCAGCCCTGCCGTAGCTGCCCGCCTGGTGGCCGATGCCTACGAGCTCTGCATCCAGAGCACCAGCCTCTACGACCGCCTGCGGATGGGCGCCATTCAGGTGAGCCGAATGGAATCGCTGCTGCGCAGATCCCTGCAGGCCCGGCAACTGCAAACCGCCCTTGGCACCCTGGCCGAGATCAACAAATTCATCCTCAGCATCGACAAGTTCGAGCGCGCCCAGCAGGAGCTCGGCGATGGTGGTTCTGGTGCCGCACCCCTCACCCCGGAGGAGCAGGAAGCGCTGGATCGAGAAGGTGATTTCTGATGGCCTGGGATGACGAGGCCTGGGCTGAATACGAGGCCCAGCTCCGCACCCAGACACCCTGCTATGCCTGGCCCCGCAGCAAGGGCTCCACAGGCCCCCACCTGCCCCGCAAGAAGGTTGTGCGGCCGGTGCTGCAGTACCTGCCCCGCCGCGGCCTGTTCTCCCAGGAGCAGGCGGTGCAGCTGTGGGATCAGCTCCCCAAGCGCTGGCCCGACTTTGCCGCACGCACCTACATCGCCTCCCAGGGCAAATACCTGCCCTTCCAGGCCTGGGACTACCAGCTGTCGCTGGTGCGCACCATCCGCGCATTCCAGAACACCTACGTGCTCAAGAGCCGCCAGACCGGCGTTTCAGAGACCGTCATCTCCTACATGCTGCAGCAGGCCATCCAGCGGCCGGCCTGGGTGGGAATCATCTTCTCCAAGACTGGAGAGGACGCCTCTGAACTGGCGGCCCGGATCAAGGGCCAGGCCGCCAGCCTGGGTGCCTACTGCCCACCCCTCCCGAAGGATTCCGCCCGCAAACTGGTCTTCCAAGGCCGCGGCAGCCTCCATTTCCTGCCCCCCACCGAGCGGGCCGCCCGGGGCATCCCATCGGCCAGTTTCGTGCTGTTCGATGAGGGTGCGTTCATCGAAAAGTTGGGCGGCATTGAAACCGGCGCCATGCCCACCCTCAGCCTGCTGGGCCCCCGCGCCCGCGCCGTGTGGGTGAGCACCCCCAACGGCCGCAGTGGCCGGTTCCATGAGCACTGGAGCACGGACCACGGCGAGCAGCAGATCGGCGATGTCACGGTCAACGGGATCCCGATCCTTCGCTGCAGCCCCTGCGGTGGCTTCGCGAAGGTGGCCATCCACTGGAGCCAGCACCCGATCTACAGCCAGGATCCGAACTACGCGGAGAACACCCGGCGCAAATTCCAGCTCACCGAGCAGCGCTACCGGCAGGAGTTCGAGCTCGATTTCGCCGCCACCGATGCCGAGGTCTACCCCCACGATCTGATCGAGGCCAGCGAGGCCATCGGCGGGCTGGATCTGCCCACCAGGGGCCACAACTACGTGATCGGGATCGACCCGAACGGCTCCGGCGATGACGAATGGGTCACCACCGTGCTCGATGTCACCACCAACCCCTGGCAGGTGGTGGCGTCCTTCAACGACGCGCGCCGCAGCCGCGACTACGGCCTGCAGCGCACCGCCCGCCTGATCGACCAGTACAGCCCCGAGCTGGTGCTGATCGAGAAGAACGGCGTCGGCGCTGCTGTTGGCGAGGCCCTGGCCCGCCTCCGCTCCGGGGTGCCCATCGAAGAGTTCCACACTGGCAAGGCCAGCAAGATCGCCATGACCGACCGGGTGCTGCTGCTGCTCGAGCAGGGCGAACTGGGCATCCCGCCCGACAGCATCTACGGGAAGCAGATGCGCGTGTTCCGCCAGGGGCCGGATGGTACGCGCGAGGCTGCAGCCGGCTGCCTCGACGACGCCGTGATGAGCCTGGCCGCGGCCTGTGAAGCCGGCGCCAGGGTGCGGCCGATGATCGCCGATTGGATCCACATGGTCTGAACCGTTGCGGTTCAGCCCTGCAGCTGGGCGAGGTGTGAAGGGTCGATCATTGGCCCAGCACCACCGCCCGCACGAACTCAACTCCGCGCCACAGCCAGCACCGCCGGCGCCGCTGAGGCCGCTGAGGTGCCGGCGGTGCTGCAATGGCCTGGCTCGCTTCTAGCTCGGCAATCAGCTTGCTGGCCTTGTTGATGATGTTGTCCCTGACCCGGCACTGCTCTGACAGCACCACGCACATCCGAACCAACGTTCTGGGATGGCGCTCCACTGTTTCGAGAAGCTGTAGCTCCAGCACGCGCAAGGCAAAGCGATCTTCTTCGCTCAGCTCCGGCACTCGCCATTGCCCCCAGCCCATCAGAAATCCTCCAAAATCCGGTGGTTTAGAGCAGGCTCTGACAGGTTTTGACGCATGACCCAGCAGGTCACAGACTTCTGTGTCGTCCAGGCCTGCAACAGCTGCTTGCACAGGCCCCGCAGAGCTTCCAGGTCAGAGGTGGCATCAATGGCCCGGGAAAACCGCTCCACCTCGAAAGCCTGGGCGTCTGTGAGCGCAATGGGCCCAGGTTCAGCCGGCACCCCTGGCAACGGCTCCCAGCCCATCAGGCCACCTCAGGGCGGGGCCACAACACCCGAATCGAGCGGGGCACACCACGGCGCTGCTCGATCGCCCCGGCAGCCTGCAGGTTCCTCAGGTGGAACTGCACCGGGCTAAGAGATGAGAGCCCCAGCGCTGCCTTCAGATCTTTCAGGGTGGGGCTGATGCCGTTGGCATCGATGTAGGCCCGAACTGCATTCAGGGTGCGCTGCTGCATCTCCGTCAGCGCCTTCTCCCTCTCCGAGGTGACTTCGGGGTGTTGCGCCTGTGCCCGCATGAAATCGTGATGGACTGGTTTCGGGTCGACTTTACCCCGGAATGGAACATACGTGCTAGGCGGGTACAGGCTCTGGCAGGAGGGACGGCTGCACGTACACCACATGCTGCGGCGGCGCCGGCGCAGTTTCCGCTGGCGGTTCATCAGAATCCACCTCCTCCTCCTGCAGCTCATCCCCCATGGCGCTGTTGCGCGCCAACAGCTGCGCCATCGCCAGCGCCTGCCGTCCGCGGCGAATCGCCGCCCGCTCGCTCATTCCCATTGCCAGGCTGATCTCCCAGAATGTCTGGCCTGCCAGCCGCCGTTCCATCACCTCCTGCAGCACCGGCCAGGGCTGCAGCATCTGCAGTACCTGATCCAACTCCCTGTTGCTGGCGGTTGGCTGCGGATCATCTGCAGGGGCCGCCACGGTGCTCAACCAGGTGTCGCCATCCTCATCACCCATCACCACATCGAGAGAGCGCAGCTGGTAGACGGCCGCCGCCTGGCGCAGGATTACCAGATCACCGGGCCGCTGCACGCCGGTGATGCCTGCTGCCAGTTGCTCGGCATCGGTGGGAGGCCTCCCCTCTTCCGCACTGAACGCCTCGCACCACTTCCGCAGCCCGTGCATCGCCTGGGATCGTTTCGTGGGGATATGGATGGCTCCAGAGCCATGTACCAGCCGCGTCATGCTTTGCCGGATCCACAGCACCGCATAGGTGGAGAAGGCATAGCCCAGGGCCGGATCAAACAGCTCCGCCGCCCTGCATAGCCCGATCGCACCCTCCTGGATCAGATCCTGCAGCTCCAGCGCCGGCGTGGAGCTCACCGAAAATGAGCGGGCCTGGTCCGCCACCAGCAGCATGTTCCTGCTGATCAACTGCTCTCGCGCCCGCTCCCCAGCCCGCCGCAGCCGCTTCGGGGGTTCGGTGATGCCCTGCTGTTGCTCCTCGAGCGATGGCTCCCAGTCCAGCCAGGCGCGAATCTTCCGGCCCAGCAGCACCTGCTCCTCCCTGGTGGGGATCGGCAGCCGCCCGTAGGCCTTCATCATCGCGTCCAGCGGCGAGCTCACCGGGATAGGTCGGATGTTCTACCAGCCTATGGGTTGTAACATCCCCAGCCAAGGTTGTCCCTGTGTGATAAGGCCTACCCTGGCCCTGTGCGCATCGGCCCGTGGCGATCGGTTTCCTGCAGTCGAATGATCCCGGCGGCGGGTATCGCCTTGATGGTGCGCTCATCAATGTGCTCACCGGCCTGGGCACCGCCAAGGACCGCAACGAGGCAATCGGCGTCAAGCGCTCGCGCATCCTCACAGAAAGGGCCATTGATGCCCTCTACGAACAGAGCTGGCTGATCCGCCGCATCGTCGAAAAGCTCCCCCAGCAGGGCACCCGCAGCGGCTGGGATTTGAGCGTGGGGGATGAAACCTCCAGCCGCATGAAAAAGCAGCTCGATGATGTGGTCGGCTGGAGCGAGAAGCTGCACCTCCGCCAGGCCCTCGCCCAGGCCGCCACCTACAGCCGCCTCTACGGCGGCGGCGCGATCATCGTGATTGCCGACGACCGCACGCCGATCGATCAGCCGCTGAATCTCAAGCGGCTGCGCACCATCCATGGCCTCTACCCGATCGATCGCTGGCGCCTCTACCCCGCTGCCGGCTGGTCAGGGATCGGGGAACCGGAGCGCTACTGGTTCTGGACCCAGGCCGATCGCGACCTCCAGAAGCTGAACGAGCAGGCCGGTGCCAAGCAAGTCACCAGCGCCGGCCTCGGCCTCACCGATGCCACCCAGATCGAGATCCACAGCAGCCGGGTGATCCGCATCGAGGGCATGCCCTGCTCCTGGCGCTCGCAGCAGGAGCGGCAGTGGTGGGGCGTCTCGGTGGTGGATCTGATCTGGGACGTGTTCAAGCGCTACGAGACCGGCCAGCAGAGCGCCGCCGACATCCTGCACGACTTCGACCTGGTGGTGCACAAGCTGCCGGGCCTCTCCAACATGCTCGCCGCCGGTGGCGAAGACAAGCTGCGCGCGCGACTGCAGGCCAATGCCCTGGCCCGCTCCACCATCGGCGCCTACCTGCTGACCGACAACGAGGAGCTGACCAACCTCAACCGCTCGGCCGCCGGTATCGCCGACATCCTCACCAGCCTGAAGTCCGAGATCACCGGCGCCAGCGGCCTGCCCCACACCCTGCTGTGGGGCGAGAGCCCCTCGGGCCTCGGCGCCGATGGCCGCAGCGAACAGGCGGCCTTCGGGAACGAGGTGGCCGACTGGCAGGCCCAGCACCTCAAAGAACCCCTCCAGCACATCTACGAGCTGGTGATGGCCTGCTCTGATGGCCCCTGGAAGGGCAAGGCCCTGCCCGCCGACTGGGAGATCACCTTTCGCCCCACCTACACCCCCACGGATGAGGAGCAGGCCGAGCTGCGCCAGAAGGTGGCCGTGGCCGACAGCCAATACATCCAGGCCGGCGTACTGCAGCCCAACGAGGTGGCGCTCGCGCGGTTCGGGAAGCCCCGCTTCTCCCTGGACACCACCCTGCTGAACCGCGAGGCGGATGGTTCCATACCGCAGCCGGAGCAGGATGACCCGGTGGAGTTTGGCGGCACGCTCGAGGGCGATCCGGCCGCGGCCACGCCCGGGGAGGCTCAGGCCGCCGGCGATGAGGCGGCCCTGGAGGGCGCCGCCCCGCCCGAGACCCCGCCCCGCACCGATGCCGACGATGAGCCCTGCTGTGACGCCTGCGAAGAACGGGCCCAGGCCCTGGCCGAGCAGATCACCGAGCACCGCGGCCGCCGCAAGCGCCGCCGGGATGAGGAGCCCCGCAACGATGCCACCGGCCAGGTGCATCAGATCCTCGGTGTGAGCGTGCGGATGGATGGCCCGGGCATCGGCCGCCTGCAGGGCCCCTACGGCCAGACCCTCCCCTACCCCGTGGCGGTGGGGCCGGATTTGAGCGGCGCCTGGGAGGTGTTCGAGCCCTCCACCGGCGCCTACTTGCTGGCCCTAGGCCACCAGCACCAGCGGGGGATCCGTGATGCCATCGGCGCCAATGCCACCATCCGCCGAATCGATGGCGTCGACCTGGTGGCGATGGGCGCTGTATGTGATGCCTACGTTTCAGTGCATGGAGCAGAGAAATGAACCTGGCTGACAGCCTGCAGCAGCGAATTGACGCCCTCAAACGGCAGTGCCGCACGGGCTACAGCTGCGGGAGCACCTGCATCTCCCTGCGGAAGGAATGCCGCACCAGCCCGGGGTCGGCGATCGGGAAGGAACGCCTCAAGCGCCTGCTGGCCCTGGCGGCCGGGGGCGCCTCCAGCCAGCGCGGCATTGCCCCGGTGAAGGCCAAGGAGGCCGGTGAGCTGGCCGAGGGTATCGCCACCCGCCGGGGGGAGAAAGCGGGCCAGCTGCGGGGGGTACGCCAGCAGGCCGCGGCAGAGAAGGCCCAAGCAGCACAGGCGGCAGAGGCCGCGGCCAAGGCCGCCGCACAGGCCCGCCAGCCACGCCCAAGCGCCGGCGATCGCCCCATGGCGCCGGCCGGCACCCCCCGGGGTGAGGCCGATCGGGCCGCCAAGGCAGCGGATCCGGACTACGAGTTCGCCAGGCCGTCAACTGTGGGGAATGTCGGGGAAGACCTGAAGGGCTCCGCTCGGCACAAGGCCAACCAGTGGCGTTCGCTGAGCGAGGCAGAAGCCGATGGCACGGCCGCGGCCATGGTCACCCGAGACAAGCTGCTCAAAGCCGAGCCGCTCGACCTGACGGAAGGCCTCACCAACGCCAACTACCTCACCCGCCTGGCCGGCCACCTGGCCCTGAAATCCTTTCCGGCGCAGCCTTTCACTGATAAGGCCTTACAGGCTTACACCGGCAAGAAGACCCCGGCGGAGATGCGCAAGCTCTACTACGACCACCTTCAGGAGGTGAAGGGCATCATCGACCGCCGACGGGATGATGCTGATCCGCGCGAGATGCTCGCGGAAATTTCCCGGGCCACCACCAACCGGATCACGGCCATCAGGGGGAATCGCTCCCTGGACACATACGATCGCTACAACCCCCTGGCCAACTCCTTGGTGGACCTCACCAACAAGGCCAGCAGAGGCAGCTACTCCAAAACGTCAGTTACCGGGCAGATCAACACCCTGGGGGTCCGCCTCAAGAAGGCCAACGACGGGAAGAGCACCGCTGAGCTGGCGGATGTGATGCGCAACGCCACACAGGAGATCCTGGGGGGGGCCTCGATCGACAAGGTCACCGGGGTGCAGCGCGGCGGGGCGACCATCAACGCCGCCGACCTCTACGTGAAGAGGGCCGTCCGCACTGGTGGCCGCGCCCTGGGTGTCGATGACACGCCGGCCGGGTCCACCACGGTGCTCGCCAACCGAATGGGAATGCGGGGCCTGCAGTTCGGCAACAGCGTCACCGATGAAGAAAGGGCCCACCACCTGCGCAAGACCGCCGAGGCCCTGGTCGACCTGGCGGACGTGACGGGGCTCCCAGATCGGGCCATCTCGCTGGACGGCCAGCTGGGCCTGGCTTTCGGAGCCAGAGGTAAGGGTCGGGCGGCTGCGCACTATGAACCGGGAACGAAAGTCATCAACATCACCCGGAAGAACGGTGTCGGCACCCTGGCCCACGAATGGGGCCACGCCTTGGATGACTACATCGGCCAGCAAACTCCCCGCGGTAAATCACGCATGAGGAGTGGACCAGCATACCTGAGCGAGCAAACCAGTGGTTTGTACTGGGACTCGAATGGTGGGACGAAAAGTCAGACCGATGATCCAATCTGGAAGGCTATGGATAGCGTCCGAAAAGCTATCGATGACACAGACTTTCGATTTACCCTGAGAGACGGACTGGCAGGCTATGGAATCAAAGCTGGCAGCGCTCAATATTCATACTGGACTTCAGGCCGTGAGGTGTTCGCCCGCACCTTCGAGCGGTACGTGCAGCACAAGCTGAAGACCAAGGGGCAGGAGAACACCTACCTCTCCGGCCTGGGCGGTGAGAGCCCCCTGTGGCCCAACAAGGAGCAGATCGCGAAGATGGCCCCCGCATTGGATGAGCTGATGAAGGCCGTGGGCACCAACACCTTCGGCAGCATGAAGCGCCGCACCGACAGCCGTGAGCAGCGAATCCAGCGGCTGATCCGTGAGGCGATGGCCACGCAGCGCATCGATGCCGTGAAGCGGCAGTGCCGCACGGGCTACAGCTGCGGCGCCAGCTGCATTGCGATGGGCAAGGTCTGCCGCAAAACCCCCAGCGGCGCCAATCAGCAGAAGATGACGCGGATCCTCGCCCTGGCGGCTGGCAAGGAAGGCGGCCCTGCTGTCAGCGGTGGCGCCAGGGCCAAGGAGGCCCCCTCCAGCAGGGGAGGAAGTGAGAAGGCATCGGAGGGCCAAGGGAAGGGCCCCGCCAGCACGGCCAAGCCCATGACCATCAGGGAGATGCGATCGGCGGTTTTCAAGTCGTTCAACGTGAAGAGCACGGCCGCCCTCATGGCCAACAAGAACTTTCAGCAGTCGGTCGTGGGTGACAACCCCCGCACCCTCAAGGGCAAGAACGCCGAGGAGGAGTGGCGCCAGCTCTATCGGCGGTTCGTTGCGGTCCCCAGGGATGAGCGTGGCCTCAAGGACGGCGGCAGCGTCATCAACGGGGTGGACATCCTCAAGAACTTCCGCCCCTGGGTGGCCTTCGGCCTGGATCCGAAAAAGGCCACCAAGGCCGATGTGGACAAGGCCTTCCGCAAGCTGGCCATGAAGCACCACCCGGATGCCGGCGGTGATCGGAAGGTGTTCGAGAAGCTGGTCAGCATGAAGAACAGCGTGAAAGCACTGATGGATTCCGTCATTCAGGATCGCCTCGATGCCCTGCGCGCCAGATGCTGCTGACATGCAGACCCGGCCTGCGCTGATCCGTGCACAGCTGATCCAGCACCGCCTGGATGCCTTGAAGCGCCGCTGCACCACCGGCTACAGCTGCGGGGCGACGTGCATCAGCCTGCGGAAGGAGTGCCGCACCAGTCCGGGCAGCGCAATCGGGAAGGAACGGCTGAAGCGCCTGCTGGCCCTGGCCGGCGGGGCCCCCTCTAACCAGCGAGGCATCGGCACGGTGAAGGCTGGAGAGGCCGCGGAGATTGCTCAGGGCATCGCCGCCCAACGAAGCCAGAAAACCCTGCAGCTGCTGGAGCAAAGGGGGCAGTTAGGTCGTGATGGACTGATCCCCACAAACCTGCCATTCAGCCCTGAGGTGGAAGCCCGCATTGCACAGGGCATCAAGGAGCGCACAATTCGCACCGGTGCAGTGAACTACGGGGGCGAGGAATTGGCGGCAGCGCTCCTGAAGGTGGCGCGTGATGCGCCAGGAGAGGCTGGTGTGAACGCGAGGAAGGCTCTGGCGTTTATGGAGGAAGCCGGCATCCTTGTAAACGTGGCAGCAGAAAGTTCCGGCGAAATCAAGCGAATCACCGGCAAGGAAATTGGGTCTAAAGAGATCCCATGGAATGACGGAAAAAAACTTGCCAAAATGGTTGTCGAGATGGGGCTGGTCAGTGATGAACGCATGGAATGGATGCGGAAAGACAACACCATCGCCGGTGCAGGCTTGGTCCGCAAGGCGGAGATAATCAGGAACCCGTCAAAGCTCAAGCCAGCACCGGAAGAACTGAGGGCAAAGCAACGACTGGCCGATCACCTTGCAGACCTCGCAGATCAAACGGCCCAGTTCGACCGAGGCATCGCTCAGGGATGGCGATTTGAAGAAGACAGGAAAAAGGAGCTTTCTTACTACACCACAAATGTCTCTTATGCACGAAAAACGTACAACTCTCTTAAAGAGAGTCGCCTAAATGAATTGAAATGGTCGGCTCAAGAACTGATAACCAGTAACACAAAGGGGCTCGCCGACCTCAACTCAGGAGGCTTTTATGTGTTTGGGCAAAAAGCCTATGTGGCAAGAGCTGGGACTACTGGATGGGACGGTGACCTTAAGCCTGAAGCGTCCAAAATAGACCCTAGAAAACTTAGGCGGTCTTACAGCAGCCACATAGCAAAGCACCTGCCAGAGCGACTAGGCAGCCTAAGTGATTCGGATCCAGAGACGTGGAATGTTAAAAGTATGCCAATCGGATACGGCTTTAATTTGACAGGTGCAGAAAAGGCTATTTCTGTTCACGTACACGAATTAGGGCACGCTGTCGACAGTTTTGCCGGCGTGCGGCTGCGCACTGATCTGCCGGCAAACACTTCGAGCGGCAAAGGTGAAACTGTCCTGATGCACAGCCTGCATTCTGAACGGCAACGTTCAACACCGGCAGCTGTTACCCAGTCCTTGAATCAGGGTCGTGGGCCGTCTAAGTATTCACTGACAAACCGAGAGGAGCTGTTCGCCGAGTCTTTCACTGCGTGGGTTTTTGCCCCTCGCGCTCTGAAGCAGTATCACCCAGCACTGCATGATTGGGTGGAATCAAGTGTGACTCAGGCAAGGCAAACAATGGTGAAGCATGGCAAACTGGCGTTCAATGAGAGGTACTGATGACTGCAGCCATTGACGAGGCCCAGGAGATCATCCGCGGCATGGGCCGGAAGCTCGATCGTGCTGGTGTGGTCAGGTGGGCAGCCCTGAAGGCCAAAACCACCGGGCGTGATCGTGAAGCGGTGGCAGCCATGGCTGAGGCCTTTTACCCCCTGGCGCAGACAGAGGCTGATCAGCGCTGGCTGGGGGCATTCCTGAGCGGCATTCCGGCGGCTGTGCAAGAAGCCCGGCTGAGGATCTGAGCCCATGGCTGACCGGTCCCTGGAGCTGCTCGAGGAGCTCGACCAGCAGTTGCGGGGCCTGGAGGATCGGCAGCTTCGCAAGCTGCGCGGGATCTTCGATGAGGCCCTGCGCCGCACCATCCGAAGCATCACCGATCGCCTGGAGCGGATCGCGGAGCAGCCCGAGTACGACCCGGCCACCACCCCCGGCGCATTCCTCGGCAGCACCCCCGGCGGCCCGGTGCCCATCACCCCCCTGCAGAAAAACCAGGCCAGCCTCTACCTACAGGGCCAGCTCGCCCAGGACCTGCAGGCGATCATCAACCGCTTCCCGGCCGCCCGGGCCGCCAACACAGCCCTCAACCGTGAGCTCACGGAGCTCTACAACAAGGCCCAGGACCTGGGGACCGAGTACGCCCTCGAGCTCTCGCGCGACATGCTCCCCCCGGCCGCCGTGCTCTCCGGCCGGCACCCGGCCCTGCAGGACCCCCAGCTGCCGCCCGCCGCCCCTCCGGCCCCCACCGATGCGCCCGCCCCGGGCAGCCCCTACCAGGAGGGCCAGAGTTTCACCAGGCTGCTCAACATGGGCGCCACCATCGCCGCGGCCGAGCGCGACTTCCAGAGCCTCAGCGCCAACTACCGGCGCCAGCGCAACACTGCCACCGATGAGCGGGTGCGCGCCTCGAAGGACTACTTCTTCCGCTGGTGGCGTGACTGGGGCGACACGGTGCAGTTCGAGACCGCCACCCAGTTGGCCACCGGCGTGGACAGCCGCACGCTGGCCCGCACCCTCAAGGCCCGCCTGCCCCACATCAACGACGCCTTCCGCAACCGGGCCGAGACCGTGGCACGCACCGAAACCCACATCGCCGCCGGCGAGGCCCGCGAGCGCACTTTCCGCCGTGTTGGGGCCGGCTTTGTGCGGTGGGTCGCCACGGCCGACGATCGGGTCTGTGAGTGGTGTGCGCCCCGCATGGGATGCCTCTACTACGCCGGCAGCGTGAAGACCCCCGCGCACCCGAACTGCCGTTGCGCCCTGTCCCCGATCACCCTCGAGGCCCTGGTGATCCAGAACGAGCTGGCCAGCGGCCGCGGCGAGCGATGGGAGGCGCAGCAGCAGGCCCTGGCCGCGGCGACGCGGCAGAAGTACGACCAGGCCAGCAGCAGGCCCTGGCGGCCGATCGGCGGCACCGGTGAGCCCCGCGGCCCGGGCGACTTCCCGCTGATGGAGCGCACCGCCCTGCCGGCCACCACACCCCGGCCGAACCAGGCCAACAACCCGGCAAACGGCGGCGCCAGGCCCTGGCCATCAGGGGATCCGGTGTGGACCCCCTCCAGGGGATGGATCAATGCCGCCGCTCGCGAGGCCTACGAGGCCATGGTCACTGAGGTGGCGGAGCTGGAGGTGTGATCAGGCCAGCACGGGATAGAGGCGCCGCACAAGCCGCTCCAGTGCCTCTCGGGCCGCGGCCATTGTGGCCGTGATCGGCGCCAGCAGGAGCTGCATCTGCGTCACTGGCGCGGAGGCAAGCTCAACAGCAGCGGGCGCCATCAGGCCGGCATACCAGCGGCCCAGCTGCTCACTGAGCGCAGGCAGGTGATCCCAGGCTCGGCGGCAGTAATGACCTGCCAGCAGGGTGAGCACGATCAAAACCTGCAGTCCGCGTAGCACGATCTGGGCTACCTCGGCCCAGTCGATCTGTTCGTTGAGCCAGAGCAGGCCCCGGGCGGTGGTGCCGGAGATGCGGCCTGCGGTGCCGGCAATAGTGGTGAGATTGGTTGCCATGGTTCCTCCGGCCAGTGCCGGGCGATGGGGTGATCGGTGGCGGGCCTTGCCCGGCGCTTCCGATAGGCAGACCCTACCACGAATCGAGCGCTCTGCTGCCGCTATCTAAGGAAAAGGTGTCCATAGCGCAGGGTAGTGTGAGCGGCCGTTCTGGGCTGATCCTATGGTTGCCATCGGCTACGCCCGCGTCAGCAAGGACGATCAGGCCGACGCCCTCCCCGCCCAGGTCAGCCGCCTCAATGCCGCCGGCTGCAGCCGTGTGATCACCGACATAGAAACAGGCCGCAGCTCGGATCGGGACGGACTGCTGGAGCTGATGGCGATGGTGCAGGCCGGCGAGGTCTCGGAGCTGCTGGTGACCCGCGTGGACCGACTGGGGCGTGATGCGGCCTACACCGACGCCCTGCTGGCCCAGTGCGAGGCGCGGGGCGTCACGGTGCGGGCCCTGGACGGTGGCGCGATCGAGACGGCGACTCCTCAGGGGTTCCTGATGGCCAGGCTGCAGACGGGCCTGGCGGAGATGGAATCGCGCATGCTCTCGATGCGCCTACGTCGCCAGTTCACCGTCTACCGCGCCGAGGGCCGGCACCTCAGGCGGCGCAAGCCCTTCGGCTACCAGAACGGGCCAGGCCATCGGCTGGAGCCGCACCCTGAGCACTGGGGGGAGGCGTTGCGCGTGTTGCGTGAGCTGCGGCGGCTGGCGAGCTTTGCGGCGGTGGCCCGCTCCATGCCGCAGTGGTGCGCGTGGACGCCGGCCGCCACCAACCTGCAGGCGTGGTTCGTGAATCCCGTGATCCGCGGGCACATCGGCCACCAGCTCGACAGGGGCAGCGGCAAGGGCTGGCGGCGGCAGTGGGGTGAGATCCACTACGACCAGCACCCGGCACTAATCAGCGAACAGGACTGGCGGGAGCTGGCCGCACTGCTGCAGCGACCCACCAACCGGTTCAAGGCAGCGGGCACCACCGAGACCCGGCACGGGCTGACGGGGCTGCTGCGGTGCGCATCCTGCGGCCACCTGCTGCGACGAAACACATCGAACGGCGTGGCGTGGTGGCGGTGCCGGCACCGGCTCTGCGATGCCCGTGGCGGAGCCAGGGAGGATCGAATCCTTCCGGTAGTTGTCGAGGCGTGCGTGGCTGAGGCGCGGCGACTAGCGGCCGTGCTGAGCGAACCAGCAGCAGAAGATCCAGCACTGGCAGCGATGCGCGGCGAGCTGGAGCTGATGGAGCGGATGGCGGCCCGTAACCCGGACAACCGGGCGATGGCGGCAGCAGTGGCGGAGCAGCGGCAGCGAATCGAGACGGCGCAGCGCGTGGAGCAACCGGCCATTGATCCTGCTGCCTATGAAGCGCTGCAGGATCCGTGGTTCTTCAATGGCGCGACACCTGAACAGCAACGGGTGCTGTTTGCGGCGGTGCTGCGGTCGGTGACGGTGGGGCCTGGTGGTGACCCGATCGCACCTCAGCCGCGTAGCTGATCAGGCGCTGTTGGTGCTGTTTGCGGCGGTGCTGCGGTCGGTGACGGTGCGGCCTGGTGGTGACCCG